ATTTAAGATTGTTAGTAAAAAAGTTTTTAGTAGTCTCAAATATCCCGTTTTTGATTATGAATGGTGCGTGGTTCGTGTGATCGATTCTCCCTCGCGGAAAATGTCGTCATTTGTTCTGAATAAAATTGTTCCAGATTGTTATTATGGTCAGGGATTGTTTTCAAATATTTCGAGTACTATTAATAATATTAGCTCGATTTTTGGTTGGTTTATGACGGCTATATCCACTATAAAAGGTTTAGATAAGAAATCTATAGTTAGATTTCTTGCTATTTTTGTGAAAATAGCATCTTTGTTTGGAGAGAGAACGTTTAATCCTTCCAGTGTGTTGTCGATAGTTTTAGATTTATATTTAGTGTTTTTAGAAACTAATTATGAGGCTCAAGGAATAGAGGCGATAGCTTCCATTGCCATGGCCAGTTTTATGCCAGAAAAATTATTTAATATTATTAGAAAGAGTCAAGTTCTTTCCTCTTCTAAACTCGTAGATGACACTTCTGCTCTTCATGATTTTATAGTAACGATAGTGGATGGAGTGGAATGGTGCATGAGTAAGTTGTATCTTCCCGAGTGCGTTGTAAAATTTATTACGAAAATATTAGATATGTTCCGTGATTCATCTATTCATTTCTTGATAAAGAAAATGGAAGAAATCTTGCAAATGGGAACGAATTGTAAGAAGTTTATAGATTTATCGTATAGAGCTGAGAGCAAAAGAATTAATGATAAATTGCAAGGTTTGAATCAAATTAAAGAGTGGGCTAAAAGATCACCCGTCTTAACGGAACTGTTAAGTAGATGGAATAGACATATGAAAATAATATCAGTTTATGAATCACCTGACAGAATAGAACCAGCTTGTTATATTTTTGAAGGTCCTCCAGGCAAAAGAAAATCAGTTTTGATGAACGCCATGATTCAAGCGTTAGGTGAACCTTTTTATGCGCATTGTGTTAAATCAGTTTCAGATGGAAAGGATTTTTATGATAATTATAATAATGAGCCGATATTTTATATGGACGATGTAGGACAAAATGGTCCTTCGCAATGGAGGCCGTTAATGAATATGGTATCCTCTGTTAAATTACCATTAGATTGTGCTGAAGCGCAAAATAAGGATACAAAGTTTTTTAATAGTACTAAGATATTTTTGACAACAAATCGTTTTCAAACATTAAATATAAATCTATCAAAGAGTGATTGTATTGATGATATAACAGCTTTATGGAGAAGAGGATTGGTGTTTGACTTTTCCCAGTTACAAGTTTACGGGGA